TAGCGGTTAAAAGTGTAGTTCGCATTTGATACGGTTGTTGTGGTGTTTAATTTATAAAGTAGGTAGTTGACCGTGTAGTTGTTAACTAGCCCGGTACTGGTTACGCTGATCGTGTAGGAGGTAAAAGAGGGCGTGACGTTGAACCCGTTGGCGTCAATTATGCTGCTTAGGTTTTCGTCAGACCACGCCACAGGGACAGCGTAGTAAATGAACCCGCTGCCGTCCATTGTGACGGTCTTGTTTCCTTCCGTTGCCACCAGTTTGGTTAGCACCGAATAGATGTTGCCTGACGCGCTGTAATCAGTTGCAGACACGCCGTAAAAAACAGGGTACACGCCTCGTAGCGTCCGGCTGGAACTTACCGCCGTTCCGCTCTCTCCCGCGCCTGACCATTCTTGTTCAGAACGCATTGTTTCAGTCACCACGCTAGTAGGTGCAAAGGTGTACGTATAGCTTCCCGTTGTCGCTGCGCCAAACGTAGCCACGCTAACGCTATTCTTTTCGATGCGACCGCCGGATAAGGTTGCGCCACCTGAATTAGTGGTTGTATTAGTGTACGTATAGCTGTTAGATGTTCCTACCTCGTTCGTTGGAGAGGAACCCGAAAGGCTTAGTGTTGGAGCCGTGAAATAGTGCCATTGCGCCCAATCAGAAAAGGAATTGCCGCCTATTGTCGTTCCCGCCGTTGGCATCCTTAAAATAGGGTCACGCAAGCTGAATGTATCTACAGCGCCCCCACCGCCGCCCGTTCCCGGCGTTAGGTTGTAAAAGTTATAGTTATAGTCTACATAATAAAGCGAATCACTTGTAGACGTAAAGAAACGTCCTCTTAGGCTGTCAGGAATAGACGTATAAGGGCTTGTTGCAATCCCTTCCACTATGTCAGCCGCAAAATACTTACGCAGCGTATCAAGCCGGAGCGCAGCAGAGAAACCCCGCGTGTACGTGTGGATTTTGTCAAAGTCTTGAGGTTCATCAATAGTAGGTAGCGCGTCAAGTGCCTGACCATGTAGACCAGCGCAAGCAAACAGTACCAACAATGCAAAAACGTACTTCATTAGTTTTGTTTTATCATTTGAATAGAGACAACCAAGCCCTTGGGAGCCGTCCCTGTGATCGTTTCTACCTCCACCCGGTAATATCCGACCGCAACGTCTGCAAAAGCGTCCTCGATGCCACCCAGCCCGCTAGAGTTGAAGGTTGCAACCGTGTACCGATAGCCGGTTGCATCGTAATACTTTAGATTGACCTTTACGGCTGTTGCGCCTAAGTCCTGAGCAAAAGAAAATTGCACCTTTCTAATGCCCCATCCAATACGATTACCCGCCCGCCAGAACGGGCCGACAAAGCCTGTGGTGATGGTTGTATCATAGTCGAAAATATGGAAGTCGTAATGGTCAGTTCGCAACAGGGCTTGTAGCTGTGCCGTAAAGACTGGATCGGGCTGCACGTATGAACCTGCTGGAAAGTCTACATCTGCAATATCTGAGACAACTGCAACTGTTCCGGTATCAGGGATAAGCCAAACCAATCCATCCTCGCCGTAGTAGGGTATCGACGTTACATCAGGGATGACTTGGTTTGGGTCTGGCACGCCTAAGTCTGAATCATACGCAACTGTAAAGGTTTGGGTCTGGCCCGTTACTTGGTTTGTAACAACTACTACATCACCCGCAAACAATGGCACGTTCGTCAGGTTGGATAGGTCAACCGTTGTTATTTCGTCACCAGCAGCAAGACCAGTACCGACCGTTGTTGGAACGGTGTTTATACCGGGCGCAGAGTTGCCAGTAATCGGCGGGTCAGGGGGGTCAAATCCCCCGCCCGGTCCCGGCAAATCTGGTCCGTCTGTTGATCCACCTGGGCCGGCAACTGGATCGGTTTCGGTAGGTTCTCCAACTGTAACCGTGTCTACAAAATTTGCCGCTATCTCAAACCACCTACCGCGCCATTCATCATTCCCAAGGTTCAATTCACCGGACTGCATCAAATACAGTGATGATTGACTGCCAAGTAGAAATTCTGCTTGGTAGTCGTCACCGATTACAGTTATGTCAAGTACCCGCCGCCTAGTGTCTTGAAGCGCAAGTGTCAGGCCGGCAATCATGTTGGTGTGAACCATTGCCGTAGCATTCAGGTAAACACCTGACCACCTACGCCATCTATCTGTTCTTAGCCAATCTGTGCCGTTTTCTGTGTACTCTATTCGTCCAAAAGTATTATCGCCGGGTCCATCTCCGAAAAGCGCCTCCCGCTCTAATACGAGAGAATTAAAGCCGCTTGCCGCCGTCTCTACTGGCCAATAAGTGTAGTTATATTGGTCTTCTATGGAGCCGGTAAGTATAGACTCCATGAAAAATTCTTGCAGCGTAACAGTTACCGTGCTGGGGTCGTATTCCGTCCCATCCACAAAAACGCCTTCATGTGTAATTGCAAAGCGAAGTGTTCCAGACCTGGGGACGGCTGGCGTGTTAATCGTAAAGCCAGCGGTTCCGCTGTTTGTTGCCGAGCGCGGGGGAAGTGGAAGCATGAAATAGGCAAGCGCCGCAATATTGCCGTCTACCCACTCAATTGGCTGATAAGAGTACCCGTTACTTGTGATGGTAACGTTTCGTCTAAGGCTTGTGCCTACATTGTTGTCATCTGCGTCTACAATGACAAGAGAAACGGCAAGCCTTACAAATACCTGACTGTTGGCGGGCAATGCTGTTGCCTGAGCCGTAAACGATCCTGCAACGTTGCCAGATATTGAGATTGTACCCGCTCCCCCGTCTGTGTCGAAGGATAAAATTTCTTGGTAGGACGTTGCGTTAACCAATGTTTGCCCATTGTAGGCGGGAAACAGGTTTTGCCTACTGTAGTGCTTGTAGGTGTATTCTACCGCCTTTAAAGGTGGGTATTGGGTAGTTTGCCCCCTTGCCAGCGCAACCGCGTCAGAACCCGCCAACGTTGGCCCTATTTGCTTGATGTAGGTGGTCCAGTTAACTAAGTCTTCCTGTGCAAGTTCCGTTCCCGCCTCATTGTAGCGGTAAAAGGTAACGTCGTCTAATGGTCGGGCATAGTCGGCTATCTCAGTAATAAGATACCGCCCCTGCGAATAAACCATTCTCGCGTTAAGCATCTGCAAAAACTCAAGCAAAGCGTTATAGTAACTGGTGTACTTGACCCTCCCGCGCTTGTCTACTGTCCTTAACGCTTTAATGCCTACCCTAACCTTATTAAAGATATTTACGCCCGGTGTCATCCCTTCGGGGACTAAGGTAGAATGTACCCGTAGGTATTCATCCCCCGCCCCGTAGTAATCACTCAGGGGCATTTGGGTCAGGACGTTAAACAGGTGTTCTTTTAATGTGGCAAATTCGCTTAAAGCCCCTAATTCGTAGTCAATATCTTTTAGCCTGCTAACCCCATCCGTTGCCGAAATTTTAACGTCAAACGGGAATTGTGCAAAATCTACACTAACCAAATCAAGCAGGACAAAACCAACCCACCATAAAACGCCTTCGCGCTCTATTCTTAACTTGTAGTCCAATTCTTTTGCATCAATCAGCCCATCAAAAAGGGCTAACTCTGTGGTGTTGTGAACGCTGAACGTTATTGACATCTTAGAAGTCAATAGGTGCGCGTCTACGTCTTCCGTTTCAGATCGGTAGGTAAGTTTAGCAGAACGTACACTAAGGGTCGTACCGCCAGCGTCAGGCGCTCCATTATCAAGGTAGACGTTGTAGTCTACACCCGAAATACTTTCAACCGTCCCCTTTACTATTGTTGCCATTAGAATGATCGGTTGAAGGATGAATTAGATTGGTTTAGTACGCCCCGTAGATTTTCGCCCGAAAGGACAAACTCTACTTGCCCGCCTCCACCGCCTCCACCGCCTGCGCGTTGAATAAGTGCATCAAGGGTGGGCAGTGGTACTACTGCTTCCGGGCCTGCTTCACCGATGAGGGCTACTTGTGCGCCTGTTGTTATACCACCTTCGGCAAGGGCTGGTACGCCTAACGAACTTAAAAGGCTTTGGAATAATGCGTTTGCTCCTGCGCCAGCCGCCGCGCCAATTGGTATTGCCAATGGGCCAAGAAATGACGAATTCGCCAAAGCACCGGAGACAACTGCCGCAACACCTTGTTTAATGAAGTCACCGACAATAGACCGTGTTGCACTTGCAAGGGCTTGACCAAAAGACTTTGCCCCGCTTGCCATGCTATCAAAAGCTGATTCTGCAATATTCGCAACCGCTGCAACACCAATAGCTAGAGCCTTTTGGCCGTCGCTAAACTTTTTAAAAGTTTCGTCAAAAACTATACCTAACGATTCGTAAAGAGACTTGGTTGTTTTTATTTTTTCGTTAGACAACTTTTGCGCCTTATCTTGTTCTTCTTTAGTGGCTGTTAGTTCCTTGTACTGTTCGGTAAGTATTTGTACTGCTCTGTTTTCTTCTGTTAAGCCGTCGTCTATTAATGAGGTGATAGCGGACTTAGTTAGGGCTATCTGCTCTGATAGCGCATCGAAGGTATTACCAAAGGCTAGTTGCTTTTGAGTTATTTGAGATAATCCCTCCCTGTACCCTTCAAAAATACTAGCGTCTCCAATAGATATTTTTGCCGTCTTGCCAACCTCTGCCAGCTTGCTTTCAACAAGCCCTAATTTTTTCGTGACGCTGTCAAGGCCGGAAGACTTATCTAGCAGATCGGCTAAGAAAAAGCCAATAACATCCCCTGGGTTAGATGCTTTTTTTGCCTTGCCGCCACCACTACCGCCGTCAACAAGCTCTGTTCCGTCACCGCCTGCTATTGCGGTCGACCTTGGCCCCGAACCCTTGCTGCCGAACGCTTTACTTGTGTTTTCGCCTTCAAGTGTCTGGCTAAAAACGGTTGCCGCTGCGGTAGCCGCATCTACCGCCGTTTTCGCAAGTACAACAGGGTTGAACAATGTCTTTGCAAACTTGTCGCCAGCGCCTTTAAAGTCACCGTCGAAGATGTCGGACACAGCCCCCGCAACTAACTTTACCGTGTCAACGATGGCAATAAATCCTTCGATAACAAACGATATTCCACCCGCGATAACAGAGAAAACAGCATTGAACGCCGTTCCTATCCCTGACAGCGAAAAAGAGAAGTCGGGGAGTATCTTTTGAACTAGGTTCTTAATCCCTTCTGTGATCGGGTAGATGGCCTGTGCAACCCGGTCTAGTTGTAACCGGAAAAACCCGCTGTTCTTGTATGCTTTAATGAACGCTATCGTCACAAGCGCAATACCGGCAACGATTAAACCAATAGGCCCTGTAAGTACGGCTAAAGCGACTTTTAAGCCGCCGATGGCCTTTGTCATTAAGATGGCCCTGCCGATGCTTCCACCCGTAAACAATAGGCTGAAGCTAGACGACAAAAAGCCAATGCCTTTTACAATACTAGCAATAGGTCCGCCCAACAACTTAAAGCCCGAAATAAGAAGCGGTAACGACTTAGCAGCCGCGCCCAATCCAAACGTAAGCGGACCGACCGCAGCAGCAGCCAGCGCCGTGTAAACGATGAATTTTTGTACGTTGGGGTTTAGGTCTGCAAAAGCCTGTGAAGCATTGGTTACAAAGTCGCCTAAGCGTTGTAGGTTCTGCTCAAGGTTCAGCGTTTTAGCGATAACCTCACCTAGTGGCCTAATACCTACCTGTACAGCGTTAGCGAAAGACTCGAAAGACTTAGCTAAACCGCCTTGTACTCCTTGAAATGATTTGTTTGCTTCGATGGCACCAACCAGCCTAGAAACAAATGTTTCCATTGATATTCCTGTGGCCCTTATTCCTTCCGCTGTGCTTGTGCCAAACTCCTGTTTAATGACCGCGCCCAATGCAGGCATACGATCAAGAATCGTATTAAGGTCTTCCTGTTCGATTTTGCCCTTACCTACAATCTGAGTAAACTGGCGAATTACCCCGCCAACGTCATCAATAGCAGAACCGGAAACAGTGGCCGCAATACCTAATTGCTTGATTGTTCGTTCTGCAAAGGCAGCGCTTAAACCAGCACCTTGGAGCCTCTGAGCGCCCAGCGCTGCCGTTTTAAGGTCTAAGGTAGTCCTAGTGTCAAGAACGACAGCGTTAAGCCTGTTGAACGACTTAGCGCCGCCCTCTGCTGACCCGTTAAGCGCCGACAATCCTTTTTCCAGCCGGTCAAACTCTGCAAACGTCTTTACCGCAACGCCACCAAGAGCAACAAGCGGCAACGATATGCGCGTCGTAAGATCGCGGCCAATACTCTCTGCCTTGAAGCCAAAGCGTTTAAGCCCCTTCAAGGCACCGTCAAGCCCCTTGTTCAGGTTGCTAAGGTCTGTGCCAATCCGTACACTTAAATCGCTTCTAGCCATTAGTTCAAGGTGTTTAGGTATTCTTGTTTGGCGCGTTCGTCCATCTTGCGGTTCCGCTCCAACTTGGCCTCCCGATCTTCTTCGGTTAGTTCTGTTTTGCTCTGCTTTTCGGGTTCGTCCCAAGGCAAGGCCATACAGTCGTTAGGAGACAGTTTTTTGTAGTGTGGGCGCATAGCAGCAAACATTAATAGCTGTGTCTGCTTCCATCCTACCCGCTCCTGCTTTCTGAACTCAGATAAGGCAGCTATTAACTCCCCCGGTGTCAGGTCGAAAAAGTCAGTAAGGGACAAGCCGAGCACCCCAAGCGCTAAGGCTTGGAGGTCGGCTTCTTCTTTTTTACTGGTAGCGACTTTTGGACCGCTTCTACCTTAACCTCTGGCTTCTTTTCAGCAATTGCGTTTACAGCATCACCGATAAGGCCCATGTCATCGTCAATAGCGTCTTCGATGTCTTCTAACGTTGGGCATTCCCGCTCATCGCCAACGTAGCGAAGGCCGGAGCGAACAACATTATGAATAAATGGTGCCATTGCGTCAACGGGAAACTCCTCTGCCATCTTAGCTTCCAACTTTGCCACATCGGTCATATATTTAAGACCGAACAAAGGAAGGGTGCGCTTGATGGCAGAGAAGTCAAAACGTACGGGCCAATCCTGCCCTTTAAATTTTACGGTACTCATGGGGGTGGTGTTTTACGGGTTAGGCCGGGACAGTACCAAACGTCGGAGCGCCGATCATGGTAATGGTTCCTGAGAGTGTGGCGTTTTCTTCCACGGCGGCGCTAATCGAAATGTCAGAGATTAGACCATTTCCAGAGACTTCTACGTCTCCCGTTGTGGTGCTCGAAAATTTCCAAGCAAACGCGGTATCGCTGTTGAACTGAGTCAGCAGGTCGGCAATGCTTTCTACCGTTGCAGCGTTGAGGGTTACGTCTTCGGAAGCCAAGCCCTCAAAGGACAAGCTGCCGGAACGTTGACCCGCTTCGCCACCTGCGAAACCGGAAACGCTGTCTTTGTCGAGCGTTTCCCGTATTTCCATTGAAAGGGACATAGTACAGCTTGTAGCGTGTCCTATTACATTCCCACCGACATATACCCGTAGGTCAGTGCCGTTATATACTCCTGCTGTAGGCATAATTAGTTATTTTAAGGTTTTAGGTTTTACGGGCCTTGTATTCTTGCACCGTTTGAAAATATTTTTGTTCGTCATCAAATGAACTGTTTAGTTCATCATCGAAAACGGTTCTTATCGTTTCGCCGCTGTCAAGCAGTTGCGTCTTCCAATTCAGGGTAGTTTTCACCACCCGCGCTACTGCGCTAGAATCGAAGTTGTTTTGTCCTATTATTGTCACTTGAAATGTCCACCCGTTAGGGACAGGGCCGTCTTGTGTGAGCGTTTGTTGTTCTTCAAGCTGGCTATACACCACGTAAGGCGTAGGCGTGTTCTCAGGAGCCGTAACGGGGTATATCTTGCTGCCTACCAGCGCTGTTAGCGGGGCATTTGTTGAAAGCAATTCATATACGCCTGTTTCCGGGTTCATTAGTTCGTTTTTATGCCGCGATTTCGTGCGCGGCTCTTAATTGCTGCAAGGCTTGCGGTTGAGACCTCACTCCTTATTGCTGGTGCGCTCTGGCTTAGTGCCGGGGTTAACACCTTTCTATTAAATGCTGCTGCTGATCCGTAAATCATTGCAGCGTAGTACGCATCTGTTGGCTGTCCGGGGCCACCGTATTCAGCCACCTTTTTCTTTGCGAATTGGGGGCCTACAAAAGCGTCTCTCGACTTCCTTAGCGGTAGTCTTTTTATAGACCTTTTTAGGTTGCCAGGGTTGTACTTAATCCGTTTTGTGCCGTCTTTCCGGTAGTGTGGTTTTGCTGACTTAGGGGCTAACCTTCGCGCCGTCTTCACTACTGGCCTTGCGGCCCGAACTAAAATCTTCCTACGGTCCCGTTTGTTAAAGTCACTAACGGAACCTTCAACCTTCTTTATCCATGCGTCTATTTCACGGTTAATTTCACCTGCGTTTCCTAGCGTTGGCATTAGGCAGTAGTTTTGAACTCCGAAATCTGGTAACATTCAAGTATTTGAAACTCTAAGAAATTGCCAGACGGTACAACCGCGTCAACCTCGTAAATCTTCGTTTTGAATACTATCCGATCTGCGGCGCTGACTACTCCCGATTGCGTCCGTATCGTAAACTGTACAGAAGTGCGGCTCGTTAGCTGCTCACTTCGTACCTTTTCGTCACTTCCTACCGTTAGGAACTTGACAGCACACCACGTGTCAAACTTGTCTGCGTAGGTTTCAATTACGCCGCCCATGTTGTCGCGTGTTTCAGTGTACTCCTGTACCGTTAGCCGTTCCCGCATTCTCCCCACTACATCCATTAGCTGAATATATTTACACGCTCTAATCCGAGCATATTATCAGCCAATGTCTGTTTGGCACGTGTTGGGTTTTCGCGGTTCGTGTAAGCGTCTGTTAGTTTCAGCAGAATTGATCCTTTTACAACAGGGCTAACCGTGCCAGCGTTAGGACCGCAAGTGTAGGTCACTTTAACCGTTCCGGGGCCGTTAGCAATGTCAACAGGCCACGTATCAACAGCTACCACACGTAGTGCTACGTCGTCAATTACGCGGTAGTCAGCAGCATCGACAGTCGTCCACACATTCAAGTCATTCAAGTATTGCACCGTTTCTACATCAATAGCAGGCCCGACCGTTGTCAGGTCGCCAAAGCAATCGAATAGGGCAATTCGGCGCTGGTCTATCAACGCGGTATATAGGTAGTTCTCACAATCTTGTCGAGCGGCAGAAATCAGCGTATTAATAAGCGCGTCGTCGGTGTCATAATCGACCTTCAACTGTGCTTTTGCTTCTGTAAGCGTTACCGGCTCTACGGCACCTGCAATTGTTTCTATGTAGCGAGAACTACCTATCATTTATCGTTTTTCTGAGGCTTTCGCCCGGTTAGAAGTTGCTTTGGTGCTGCGCTTTGCAGGTGTAGCGGAGGGCTTGACACCCTCCGCTTTTCCTACTCGTTCAGCAATGCCAGCAGCAATATACCTTTCAGCAATCGCGGGAGGTACGTCGTGCACTTCCCCTGAGTGCCAAGTAATTTCCGGGCCGGTTAAGCCTTGTAGCATCTTAATCTTCATTAAGATGCGGCCATTGTCAACTTCTTGATAGAAGTCGTGTCCAGAAGTGCGCCATCAACGCGGGTGTAAGCGGCAAAACCTTTCTGTAGGTTGGCACTGTACAGTTCGTTCATTTCGACCATCGTAACGTCCTTAACCATCCGAACCCGGTAGTTTTGGAAATCACCGAACGCAATAGGCGTAGTACCTGCGGCTGCGTCTGGCATGTCGTTATTAATGGTGTACGGCTTGCCCTCCAAAAGGTCAGGAGCGCCAAGCTGCATCCCTGCTTGCCACAGCGGGCGGTCATCGGCAGAACCGATAGACAGCTTACGAATAGCGGCTAGGGTGGTGTCGTTGAACATCCAACGTGCAGTGCCACGGTAGGCGCTGTCAACGCTGTGTTGCAGGTCAATCAGTTCACCGCGTGTGAAGGCTGCAACGGCGGTAGCCGTCTTACCAGAGGTTGCGGAAGTAAGGAAGCCGGTTGGCTTTGCAGAACCGTCGCCGGTGGTCAGGTGCTCGTTTACGATCCGACCGAGACGGTTAGAAAGAAGCGGAAGCAATACCTGCTCAAGGTTCACGGCGTTGTCCTGAATCAGTTGGTAGGACAGCTTCACGATGTCGGACGTGTAGACGTAAGCGCCAAGGGACGCGGTGCCAAAGGCAACGTCTTTCACCGCCATTGCGGCGTTCTCTGCAAGCAAGCGGCCCTTAATAGCCGTCTCGTTGATGACAGGGAAAGGCATGGCAGCACCGTTGGAGGTCCGCACAACGTCGGAGACTTCCAGCATACCACCGAAAGCGGCCATTGCTTGAATCAGCTTATCACCGAACGACTCAGGGACGGCGTAACCGCCAAGGTTGTCCGTTGCGGTCGTTTGTGGGTCTGTACCACGGGTGATGAGGATAGACCGCTCTTCAGGGGTCATAGCACCGTGACCACGGCGCATCCACTTATCGAAAGCGCGGGTGTAGGCTTCGCTACCTCCTTCGTTGCCAACTTGGGTTTCGGATGGGGCGCGATTACCACGCGCTTCGGCGGCTGCGTCGGCAATCAATTCTTTGCTGCGCTTAACCTGACGGTTGCGGGCGATTTCGCCTTGCACTTGGTCAATGTCGGCTTGGATTTTATCCCACTGCTCGCTTTCATCGCTGGCAAGGGCTTTGCCTTTGGTACGGTTTGCAAGGTCTTCCTGCAATGCAACCAGTCGGTTGCGCTCATCTAAGAGTTCCATTTCTGGTTTCATAATGCACTTTTTATCCACCGTGTCCGATGGGTTTTAAATTAAAATTTGTTCTTGTTAATTTGGATTTGTCTTTGTCTTTCGGCTGCTTCGATTGCAAAAACTTCATCTTCTGCTTCTATGTCTGCCTTAGCTGCATCAAGTGCGGCTTGTTCTGCTGCGGCTTGTGCGGCTGCGGCTGCATCACGGCGCTCCTTAGCGGCTTCTAATCCGTTCACAGCGCTACGTACATCAGCAGCTTTATATGCCGGGTACGTGACCGGAGACACGTCGAAAAGTTCCCGCACCTTGTAGATGTGGAGCGTCCAACTGTCGTCTGATTTATTGTAGCGGTATTCGTAGTTGCCGCCGTCCTCCCGGGTGCCTTCTTTCTCCCAATCCATCGTAAAGGCGAAGGAACTTTGAGAGATGTCGCCACGGTCAAGGCTAACGGTTAGGTCGCGGGCATAGGTGGTGTCTGGAAGGTCGCATTCATAGCCAAGCCCGGTATCGGTGATGGACAAACGAAGCGTTCCCGACGTGTTGCGGCCAAGGATTAGGTTTGCTTCGTGATTGATAAGGCACCGAACGTCAGAGTTGGCAATTGCCTCATCAAAAGCGCCCTTGTGGATGATCTCACGAAAACCTCCAAGGTCTTCCGATGGGCTATCAAATACAGAACCGTGGCCGGTAATGGTTCGCACACCAGTATCGCTTTCGCTCATGCGAAAATCAAAGTCTGCCGAACGGCGGGACATGGTATGCTCAACAAAGGCCGGTTTATTCTTCCTCTCCATCAGTAGTTTGATTTGTGGCGTTTATCGCGCCTTGTTCTTGCTGGCCTAGCTTATCGAAAGGGGCCATGTTGACGGGGTATAGGTGAGTTTTGCCTTCGCCCGTTAATATCGCGTTCCAACCTTCAAGCCTACGCACTTCGTCTACGTTGACAGCGCCCCACTTTAGGAGCGTATCGTATAGCGTAGCGCGTGACTTCACATCACCGCGTAGTAGGCTGTTTAGGTCGAACTTGAAGTATATTTTGCCTTGATCTCGCGGGGTGAACAGCTTGTTAAACTCTGCCTCCCAAATCTTAGCCAATGGGCGTAGCGTCTGCGTGACAAACTCTAGCGCCTGTTGCTCTATGTTGTTATTCGTTGACCGCTCAAGGCTTCCCAGCATATGCAGAGGCACCCCGAAGATTCTAGCCACGTCCTGAATGGTCGCGTTGTTAACCTCTAACCATTGCGCATCGGCAGGGGTGAGGTTTAGGGCTTGGTACTTTACGCCTTGTTCTAAAACTGGGGTTGAACCTGAATTGCCAGAGCCACCAAACTTTGCGCTCCAACTTTGTGACATACGTTGCGCACCTTCGGCGGTTAGCTTGTTGTCAGTCATCAGCACACCTGGGATGTGTGCGCCGTTCTTCATTATGCCTCCCATGTAGTCTTGGCCCGCCAAATGCAAGCCAATAGAATTACGGTGAACCTCAATTGGTGACTTCCCCCAGCCT